ATTCATTGTAAGTAGAATTATCAGATAAAGCAAAGTTTACTTCTCTTGAAGAAGCTGAAACACAAGCACTAAAAGCTATCTCTACATTGCCACTTGGAGGAGCTTTAAATACTATTGAAACATCTGTACCTTGATAAGTTTGTAATGTAGCAAAAGAAGTACCTACTGTTATATAATTATGATAACTTGCACCTGTAGCATTTCTTATACAAGTATATCCAACTATCATCCCTGCATAAGCTGAATTAGCTACACTAAACTCTGTACCATCTTTCATAGTTATAAAATTACCTGAAGATGAATCTAATGTTATATCTCCATCTGCATCTAAAGTAAGATGAGCAGCAGCAGCAGCATTATCTATAGTCTTTAATACAGTTGCACCATGATTTAAGCATTCAATAGCAAAATAATCAACAGTAGATGCTCCACCATTTTCATTTAAAACAAACCAAGAGGCATTATGATGAGCTGAAATACTTCCAACCGTAGCACTTGCATCTTTAAAAGTAATTCCTGTAGCCATATTATCTGCATTTAATTCTATAGAACCATCTACATCAAATATTAAATCTGAATCTGTAGTTCCATCACCTACAGTAGATATAGTTAAATCACCTGTATCTGCAAGAGAAAAAGTAGCATAGTCATCTGTGTCTGCATTTGCTACAAGCTTTAAATGAGTACCAGCTGTATTAATTTGCATACCTATGTTTGTATCTGCACTATCTACATCCAAATCTATGCCTATAGCTGTATGAGTACCAGATGTAGCACCTACAACATCTATATCCATACCCCTTACAGAAGAAGTGCCTAAACTTGCAGAGTTAATATCTAAATCTATACCTACATCAGTATGAGTTGCAGTTCCTGAACTTGCTACTGTTCTGTCGAAATCAATTTGCAACCCTTTAGCATGTTCAGCATCATTTCCTGATGTATTCTTATCTATAGTTAAAGTAGATGCATAAGTCAAGTCATCTTTTAAAGATACATCTAAAACTCTTGTATTAACTTCTAAAGATTCACCCCTAAGTACTGGAGTCAAAACTGCATTCCCATCTCCTGAATCCTCTATAACTATAGTAGGAGTAGAAGTATATCCTGTACCCATAGTAAGTATTCTAACAGCAGTTATTGCTCCACTACCATCAACAGCATATGTACCTTTAAAACTAATTCCACCTCCTCCAGTAGCTGTTAAAGTACCAGCACTATATCCTGTTCCAGCAGTTGTTATTTCTATATCATATATCTCTGAAGGTGTTGCATCTCTTATATCGCCTTTTACTTCTACAAAATCAATAGTTTGAAAAGGTTTATTAATACTAAATTCAGTTGAATTTAAAAAATTAGATAAGTTAGACATTTCATATTCTTGATATGCAGAATAAGTAGACCTATTTGCTGATGGATATATTACTATGACATCATCATTTCCTCTTACAGAGCGAAGCATATCATCTTTAGTTGTATAAAGAGAATTATTAACCATGTCAGTAGTAACACTTGCATAAGGTATAATAGAAAAGTTTCTTGCAAATTGAGAATTTGCCATTATTCAGTATTTCCTACATTACCAACAGGTAGTTGAACTATTGTTCCATAAAAAGAGCCTACACCTGTTAAGTCCATATTTATTGTAGACCCATCATCTTCTTCATCATTTAAATGATTTGCAGGATTGTCTCCTGTTCCATCTCCAAATCTCCAATATGCTTTTAAAGCTGAAGATTGGTCGTAATTGCCAACATTTGTTTTAAAATCTATAGGAGTTTTATTATTAAATAAAGCTAATTGGTTATTAGAATCTAACTTTGTATGCCATATCCCTAACTCTCTAATATAAAATTCTACTCCTTCACCTCCTATTCTAACTTTATAAGGAGCTCCTAAATGGTCACTTAAACTAAGAGTTGAAAGGCTTCCAGATACTAAATTAGTGTCATAACAATAATTCATTATAAAGTGCTTGTATGAGTGACCTACACCATGTTCATAAGTTATGGTTGTAAATATCCAATCATCCCATAAATCAGTCCCAAATGGACAATCATCATTGTCTATATTTTGCCAATAAGGCGTTCCACTTGTGCCATAAATATTCCGATGATTGCCAGTGCTTACTGGTATAAATCTAATAAATTGGTTGTTAGCATTGAAGCCTCCAAGACCCATTAATGGCGTAAAATTACCATGATTAAGTGTTATAGGAGTACCACTAAAGTTATAGTTTCCAATAGAAGATACATCTGGATTTTTCCACCAAAAAGCTATAGTCATATCATTAGCACCAGGATAATGAAGACTTCCATCTGAAAGCTCATGAAGAATATATTGTCCAGGAGTAAAATGCCAACAATAAGCACTTTCCCAACTACCATCTGCATTAGGATATGATGAGGCTATTGATGTTCTTGATATATTAGCTAACATTAAGAGAAGTTTAGACCCCCAGTCATTGTGTATAAATTTGTACCATCCCAAAAGAAAGTAAATATATCTACTTCATCTGTTCCAGTAGAGGCTACTGGTATTGTACCACTTGGAAAAAGCTTATTACTACTGCCTAAAGTACTTCCATTAACTGAGATAGTCTCAAAAGTATTAGTAAAAGTTGAAGACCCATCATTTTTAGAAATCCATGTAGCTGATTGACCTGCTGCCATATTTGTAAAAGCAATAGTAGTACAATTTGCTGTTCGTACAAAATAAAATACATTCCCTGAATCCATATCCATAGTAATAGTATTTGAAGATTGACTTATGCCTGCTCCTGTAGTACATATTGTCTCTTTATAAGATTGTAATGTAGTATTATCTAATATACCATTTACTTGCAAGTTTCCTGCAACTGTAAGGTTATCACCTACAGTAGTTTCTGATGTACTATGCCCAATACTTACAGTTTTGCCACTAATATTATTAATAACTACATTCTGTGAATCATCTATTGAGATAACAGTATCACCATCTTCTTGAAGATTTAAACCTGTCTTTCCACTTATTGTTAAAGCTCCACTTGATGTAGACCATGTACTTGCTTCTAAGGATGTTATATTAACAGGAGAACCTTCAATAGTAGCACCAATATCATTATCATGAGTTATTTTAAAATCACCTACAGTAGGACTTCCAGTACCAACCCCCATGCTAAATACTGAAGCATCTTTTTTCAATCTAACATTTCCTGAATTATCTACTGAGAATAAATCAGAATTATCACTTTTTTCAACAAGAAAAAGCTCAGTATTTGTACTTTGAGTACTATGTCCTTTTACTGTTAATTGGATAGCATCTGCTCCACCAGTAATAGACTGTGCAGCTGTAAAATTATTTGAAGTACCTAATGAAACTCCAGTTCCTGAAAGTTCTACTTCATCTATAGCATCTGAATCAAAATACAATTTACCATCTGCCTTCATATAGATATAACCATATCCATCTGATATAGTAGAAGGAACACCATCAGTACCACCACCAGTAGCTTCTGCTATTTTTAATGGAAGGCTAAATTCAACTTCTCCACTTCCTGATACATTTGTTATTGTATTTACTTTTATTTTACTCATAATTCTTCCTTATGGTATTTATACTGTTTCTGTTGGATACCAAGTACCACCTGCTTTTATGCAAGAATTTTCTGTTTTATAATCTGACAATGAACATACACCTCCTGTTGTATAGTTTTCTCCTTCTACTAAATCAGGTTGATGTGAACCAGGCATATAATCATCGCTATATGGAAGACCACCAAACTCACCATCATTGTCATAAGCCATATGAGCTTTCCAATTCCCTGAAGAATCTGCCGTACCTTCTACAACTGGGTCTAATAAACCTCTTTTCAACTGAACAGTAGTAGCACTTTTTACTATAACATAATAATCTGTATATAGTGAAAATTCAGCTGGATTTATAGTAGAAGTAGTAAACTTTATTCTATCATTATCAACAAGACCATGTGCTACTGTACAAGTCCATAAATCTTCATAAGCACCACCTGTAAAATCAAAAGTCCAGTTACCACCAATAGCAGGTCTGCTTCTTGGTTGAGTGAGACTTGCTTTCTCTTCTTCACTAATAAGGTTTAAGTCTTTTGAACTTAAATGTGCAACTAATCTATTGCAATACTTTGTATTCATCCCAGCAACTTCATTTTTAAGATAATTAAATTTATTATGAATATTTCCTAAAGAATATGCTACTTCAGCATCAAATCTAAGTCTTTTATTTATCCTTTGTTCTTCATCTACAGAAGGGTCTAATGGAGAAACAGCAAACTCTACTCCACTACCAACTGTTAAAGTATTACCATCTTCTATTACACTTGTATCTATAGCATAAGATGTAATTGAGGTATCTGATAAGTCAGTATCAAAAGATACTTCATTTAAAGATGTTCCTGATGTATCAGTTAATGATAAAGTCTTTCCTGATTGATTTTTGGTTAATATTTCCCCATCATCTAATCTTAGTTCACCTGCTTTTCTTGGGGTACCTGGCAATGCATAAGAAACATCTTGTTGTCTATCAGTCTTTAAATCTTTGTTTAAATTTATATTAAACCATCTACCTTTAGCCTTGACAAATAACATTGTACCCATATCACGTATAGTACGTATAGTCATATCACCATCACGACCTTCATTCCTACCAGGTCGACCTTCACCTATTGTTATATTCTTAGGATTCCTTGTCGCCACTTGTACTTCCGTATTTTCTTAAAGGTCTATACATAGCAGACATATCAGTAATTTCTATAGATGCATTTAAGTTACCTAAACCTTTAATTTGAAATTGTATTTGATTGCAGACTATTGGAGTTGAAATTTTTGCAGTAGTAGTTTTATTTTGACCACCTTCTATTACAGCATTACCAAAAAATGTAAAATCATCACTTGAATTAATTCTATAATTTATTGTTATAACTGCAACAAATGAAACAGACGCACTTGTACTTGTAATCGAAAAAGAAGATATTTTTTTCTCATATGATACTGAACCGAAATCATACATTCTTGTTTCTAAAATAAAGTTATTTATAGGATCACTACTATTGTCCCATTTTGCTATAGAATTAAGAGCCACCGGATTGACTCGCTGGTTTATTATATTGAGATGTAGAAACTGATTTCATTAATAATAATGTCCCATCACTTCTTGTTATAAAATTAGTATTATTATATACACTATTTCCATCAGAGGACTGTGTATATCTTGCTTTACCAAATGTCCATGCATTTACTTTAAAGTTATACACATACACATCACCACCATTAGCGATTGATGTTGAACAATGTCTTTTAACTATTAAATTATCTTCGACACCATCATATCCTATAATTGCATTGTCTGTAATAAAACTTCTCCAATCTGAAAATGATATTCTTAATCCACTATCTTCATCTTCACCTTCTAAGACGTTTTTTATCTCAGAACCATCATAAGTATAGCAACCAAACTTATTTACCCATACAATACCATCATCAGTCCAACAAACATGATTAGGTGATGAAACTCCTTTTAATTTATAAGTATCAGTAACATTCTCTGCATCTTTATCACTAACTTCAATTATATATAAAGTATTTTGTTTAAATTGTAATAGTTTACCACCATAGGTTTCTAACTTAACTATATCTTCACCATCTCTAACACCAATATCCAAAACACTTACAGAATCAGCAAATGTATCATATTTACCAACAGGAGATACTAATACTCTATCACCATAAACAACTGGATTTGATACTCCGTCTTGATTGGTTGTATATTGAACATTACCAAGAAATACACGATTGTTTATAACTACAGATGTTTTCCATCCTTTAAGATATATTAAATCGTTTATATGAAAATCTATACCTGACATTGCAGAAGATTCATTAGTTTCATCTTGAGTGGTGAAATTAATAGGATTATCATTATGTAATATACCAGAATCTAGATCTAAATCTATAGGTGTTCCATCAGACATAATTAATTTTTTAGATTTTAAATCTACTTCAAATAATAAATATTTAGGGTTATTTCCTGATCCTTTTGAAGCCCAATATATTCTAAATCCTGTAGTTCTTGGATGAAATGCTGGTGCTCTATATTCTGCATTATTAGGATTAGCAAGATTATCATGCATATATATTTTTAATCCATTATTAGATTGTATTCTAAATGCATTTTCAGAAGACCCATCAGGAGCCGTTAAAGTGATTTCTAATCCAAGATCAACTATATCTGATTGTTGATTATTATCTATAACAACAGCACCCCAAAATGTATAAGCTGCTCCATTTTCAAATGGAAAATCTGCACCACCATCAGTATTATTATATCCTGTTAAATTTAATCTAAATTTTACATCATCTGAATCTGAAGGAGTACCTGCAGTGGATGTTCCATCTATTACTCCAAAATAGTTTTCTACCTCATCATATGTAGGCATTAAGGATGAATAATGCCATCCTCTTCTATCTAATCCTGCCCACTTATGTGGAAAATAACCATAGAACTGTGATTGTCTTAATGTGGCAGCTGTAGCAAAATTAGAATCACAATATCTTACTCCACCTTCTGCAACATAAAATGAACCTTCAGCACCTGTTAATGTTTGTGTTCCTAACTCTGCAGTTGTAGCAACAGTAGATGCATCAAAGTCAAGTAATTTTTCCCATGATTGTATATTCTTATGATGAAAGTATACATCTCCTGTATTATCCATAAATGCAATATGTTCATCTCTTATTATAGCAACAGGAGCCGCTGTATTATAAGCATTCACATCAAATGCAGTTGCAGGTCCAGCAGTTCCCAGAGAAATTAAAGTAACAACATTACCACTAACACTAACATTTATACCAGGGTCTGTAGAATTATGTGCAACTTCATCACTACTACTATAAGCTGCAACTTTTAAACTTGTAGGTCCAGCACTATCAACATTAGTTAAACATCTCTTAACTTCTGAAGCTAAATCATTATTAGATGTGTCTGTATTACTTGATCCAGATCCTCCATCACCTATAGGATATTCAGTACCAAGTATATTAACTTTATAATAATGTGTACCAGAAGAAGGAGCAGTGCATGTAATAGTTACAGTATGATTAGCACCTTGAACAAATGTTGTCCAGCTATCTATAGAAAAAGGTTTACGAATCTGAGCTAAATGATTAGGATTAGAAGTGTAACCATACCCCCAACTTGTATCGAATCCTGTATCATATTGTTCAACTTTATTTGACCAACTTCCTCCACCTCCAGAACTATAATTCGTCCAATAAGTAAGAGTTATATCATTAGTTATAGCTTCATCACAAGTACAGCTTACAATATGTACCCCATCAGTTTCAGTATGAGTAGAACTAATTGAAGATTTTAAAGCAGTTACAGCCGTAGATAAAGCAGCTCTTACCGTAGATCTTGTAGCACCAGATGCTACTGTAACATTCTGATTAGTAACACTTGTATGAGTCGATGCAACTTTAATATTTAAAGTTTGACCTTGAAGACCACCAAATGCCTGTGAATGTTGAGAATCCCAAAAACAATCATTTGGATCATATCCTAAATCCTGTGAATCAGATGCTCTATTAGAAATAAAAGACGGATGTTTTTCTTCCATATATATATTACATGTTGAATCTTCCTCAACTACTCCTAATTGAGTTATATTAACATCTAATATACCAGATGTACTAACTTCTGGAATACCAGCACTCACATCAGTATTGAATGTAAATAAACCATATCCAGGAGTCATATTCTCAGTAGTTACATCTAATATAGTATTACCATCAGTATCAGTACCTAATGCAGAACCACCCATACTAATTACTTTACCTTTATGACTTACATTGCAATCCTGTAAAACAGAAAATTCATTATCACCTAAGTCTTTAAGGTCAGAATTACTATTTATTCCACCATCAAACTTTTTTATATCGAGGGTTTTTCTTGGCATCTTCCTTTTTGTATTTACCTTTTTTCTTTTTTCGAGAGTATCTCTCTACTTCATTCATATCTTCGTAATTAGTAGTTTTTTTCTTTGGTTTATTCGCTAACTGCATCTGTTATTGCCTCTTGCATAGCTTCATATAAACCTTCAATCAACTCTTTTTCAGTATCCTCACCAATCATTGGTAAGTTTATTTTCTTATTTAAATTTGCAACAATTTTATCTTTCATTTCATCATTTAAAATCATTTCAACTGCAAGTTTTTTTATTACAGCAACAAGTTTGTTCATTGTTTTCCTTTACTATTACTTTTAATAATGTTTTAAGTGCAGAGATTTCTCTCTCTATTTCCTTAAATCTATTTTCCTGTTCTTGAAATACATCCGTTATTTCATCAATTATAGGAAACTTTTTACCTATAGTTTCATCAATAACTTTTAATACCATATCTTGTATTTTTTTTGAAAATCCTAATGATACCATATATCTCCCATGCAGTAAGGGTAGGGCTCGAACCTACATGATAAACTAATACCGCATCCTAAACAGGGATGTGTGTCTGCCAATTCCACCACCTTACTATTCTTTAACCTTGATAGCATGCTTCCATACTTTACCATTTGGGTCAAATTCTAATGATTTATGCATAGCCCATTCATACAAGTCATAGGATTTCATCCCTATCTTGTGACTTATGTCTCCCAAGTAGTACAAGCTTAAACTTATTATTTTTTCCATTTATACCCCCTATAGGTATATTTATTTGTACATAGTGGTTGTAAAAAATCAAATTTAATAGATGAAAGTCCTTGCTGAAAATACAAAGTAATCACTAAATAATACCCTCAAGTTTCATTGCTCTTGCCATACGATTAACTCCAATCCCTGCTCCAAATCTTGGAAAGAAATCTAAATTTAAATAATCATCAAGTTCTAACAATACTCTTTTTTCAGTAAATTGTTTAAAAAGTAAATTAGCATATTGACCATCAGAAATAGACATAAAGTTTTCATACATTTCATTAGCGTCACAACTTCTTTCAGCAGAACCTATCGTTTCTTGGCCATGCAATATAACATCTACTTTATTGTAGAGATTCTTGTCTTTATCATTTTGTTTCATATTCCAAAACGGATGACTTCTTTGAGGAAAGAATTTTAAAAATAATTTATTACTAATTTCTTTACTCATTATTGTTTCATGTTCTGCTTCAAGATGTTCCACCCCATATCTTTCACATAAACCATCATAAGTACAATATACTGAATCATTTTCAAATCCTAAAAATTCTAATAATTCATCTTCAAGATTTATTAATCCTTTCATATTACCCTTGCTTTCAAATTCAAACATTGGAAATATCTTTTGATGTCTACCTTCTATAGGATTAGGTTCATTTCTATAACTTGTTGAAATGCAAAATACACCATCTAAGTCAGGGTTCATAAGCATCTCATATTCGAGCCACATCTGTCCTGTCTGTGGTAATGGATAATTAATTCCATCAAATACAAACTGACTTATTGTTTTAGGATCCTCACAAGCTGCTAAAATACTTAGTCTTGATTGTGTAGGTACTTCAGTAAAGTTCTTAGCATCTTTAAAGAACCTTCTCATTTTATTGACTACTTTATCATAATCAAATGTTTCGTACATTATTTTTTCTTGCCTCTCTTTTTTGATTTTGATTTCTTAGGTCTTCCAACTTGACCTCCATATGTTCCTTTTCCTTTTGGCATAGTTATATTCCTGTTTTTTCTAACTCTTGATTTAATACATCATAGAAGGATTCATTCCCTCTATCTTTCATCTTTTGCACTATATCTTTATATCCCATTATCATTGTTTGAGAAGATACAGCAAAACCTATTATTTGAGCTTTATAACCTTGTATAGTTGCAATAATTTGCTCAAAATCAATATTTAATCCAAACATATCATTGATATTATTTAAAGTGTCCAAAGTATTAGGGTCAATAAGAAGGCTATCAATATAAAAAAGGACACCAATAATCGCACTTCCATTAATTGCAAATCCA